CGTTTCAGGCAAGGTGGGTTCATCCGCTTACCGAATGATGAACCAGAAGAAGACTATTTATATAAGTATCGTAAAAAGGCAGCGTACTATTAGTTATGGATTACGAAACACTACTTAAATTAAATGATGTTGAAAGCGTTTATAAAACAGAGCGCGGGTCAACGTATGCTCAGCATTCAGACTCAACATCAACTAGAAACCGTAGTAGCGCAGGACATGCAGACAAGACAGAGGGTATGCAGCCTAGGTCTGGTAGAACAGTATATATGACACCTGAGAACGTGAGTCGGCTAGGTGGCTTCTTCCAAAACCCAGATATGGCTACAAAGTTTACGCCTGTATTTGATGAGAAGGGCAAGCCAACTGGTAGAGCTGCTTTGACTCTACTAGAAGATTACGGTCCAAGAAAGGCTGGCTCTGTTTTATTTGAAGCTCCTTATCAGACAAGACCTGCAGTAGGAATGAATCCTGTTGAAATATATCGCAGTGATAGTAAGATTGGCGATACAGGAAGAGGCATTCATTTCGGTACCAAGATTACAGAAGTCCAACCTGCTCGTGGCGGTGGCGGTGGTGGTATACCACTAGACAAAATGGACAAAATGAAGAAAATGAACTACAAGTCAGGCGGAGGCGTAAATATGCCTCAAGACTATTCACAAGGCAGTTGGAAGCTAATTTAAGGATTAAAAATGGCAATTGATAAATCAGTCGGGCAGGCTCCTCTAGGTCTAGACCAATTAAACCCAGAAGAGATGGGCAATGAACCGGCGATGGAAATTATCATCGAAGACCCAGAGTCTGTTGAGATTGGTATCGATGGTCAACCACTATTAAGAATAGAAGAAGCTGAGGATGACGAAGAAGATTTCTCAGCCAACCTTGCAGAAACACTTGATGACAAAACATTGGCTCAGCTAGCTGGTGATTTAGTTGGCGACTTTGATTCTGACGTAGACTCTCGCAAAGACTGGGTACAGACATACGTTGACGGTCTTGAGTTGTTGGGCATGAAGATTGAGGAGAGAGCAGAGCCGTGGGAAGGTGCATGCGGCGTCTATCATCCACTATTGTCAGAGGCTCTAGTTAAGTTCCAAGCTGAGACCATGATGGAGACTATGCCAGCGGCAGGTCCTGTGAAGACTCAGATTGTTGGTAAAGAGACTACAGAGAAGAAAGAAGCAGCAACGCGCGTTCAAGACGACATGAACTATCAGTTGATGGACGTGATGAAAGAATACAGACCTGAACATGAGCGCATGTTATGGGGCTTAGGTCTAGCAGGTAACGCGTTTAAGAAAGTTTATTACGACCCATACCTAGGACGTCAAGTTGCTATGTATGTACCAGCTGAAGACGTGGTTGTGCCATACGGTGCTTCAAGTCTAGAGTCAGCTGAGCGTGTAACACACGTAATGCGTAAGACAGAGAATGAAGTTAGACGCTTGCAGCATGAAGGCTTCTACCGTGATGTTGACTTAGGCGAGCCGACACAGACGATGGATGAGGTAGAAAAAGCTATTGCTGAGAAGCTAGGCTTCAGAGCTACTTCAGATAGCCGCTTCAAGTTACTAGAGATGCATGTGGAGTTAGACCTCCCAGGCTACGAAGATAGAGACGACGATGGTGAGCCAACAGGTGTGGCGCTACCGTACGTTGTGACTATCGAGAAGGGCACTAACGAGATTCTAGCTATTCGTCGCAATTGGGAACCAGATGATGAGACAAAACAGAAGCGCCAACACTTTGTACATTACCCGTACGTTCCGGGTTTTGGATTCTATGCGTTTGGCCTTATCCATCTTATTGGTGCTTTTGCTAAGTCTGGTACTTCTATCATTCGTCAGCTTGTTGACGCTGGTACGCTATCTAACTTGCCAGGTGGTTTCAAAACTAGGGGTCTTCGCATCAAAGGAGACGACACACCGGTAAGTCCTGGTGAGTTCCGTGATGTAGATGTTCCATCAGGAACAATGCGTGACAACATCCTACCGTTGCCATACAAAGAGCCAAGTCAGGTTCTCTATTCATTACTAGGAACTATCGTAGAAGAAGGACGCAAGTTCGCTGGCGCCGCTGACATGCAGGTATCTGATATGTCTGCTAACTCTCCAGTGGGTTCTACTCTAGCTATCCTTGAGCGTTCATTGAAGACAATGAGTGCGGTACAAGCACGTATCCATTACAGCATGAAGCAAGAGTTCCGCTTATTGAAGCGTATTATTGCTGACTATGCACCAGAGGATTATTCATACGAACCTGAAGAAGGTCGTCGCTCAGCCCGTCGTTCTGACTATGAGCAAGTGGATGTTATCCCTGTATCAGACCCTAACGCGGCTACTATGGCGCAAAAAGTTGTGCAGTATCAAGCTGCTTTACAACTAGCTCAAACTGCTCCGCAGCTGTATGACTTGCCACAATTGCATCGCCAGATGTTAGACGTGTTAGGTATCAAAAACTACCAGAAACTTGTTCCGATGGAAGACGATATGAAACCTCGTGACCCAGTCACAGAGAACCAGAATCTTCTTAAGAGCAAGCCTGTTAAAGCGTTTTTATACCAAGACCACAAGGCCCATATTGCTGTTCACATGGCTGCGGCACAAGACCCACAGATTCAGCAAATAATTGGGCAAAACCCACAGATGGCTCAATCTATTGGTGCGGCGTTGGCAGCACACGTGGCTGAACACTTAGGCTACGAGTACCGTCGTCAGATTGAAGAGCGTATGGGGGCAGAAATCCCACGCTACGGCAAGGAAGATGATGACAACAGTGTTGGTATCCCAGAATCTATTGAGGTACAAGTTTCCCAGATGGCTGCTCAAGCTGCACAACAGCTACTACAGCAACATCAACAGGAAGCACAGGCAGCAAAAGCTCAACAGCAAGCCCAGGACCCACTTATCCAGTTGCAACAACAAGAGCTACAGCTTAAGGCTCAGGAGTTACAACGTAAGGCAACCAAAGACCAGACTGATGCTCAGCTTAAATTGCAGCAGATTCAAGTTGAACGTGAGCGTATCGCGGCACAACAAGAGAATGCAGGAGCACAGTTGGCAGTAAAAGCATCTATGGAACAGAGACGTATGTCTGCTGACCAAGAGGCACAAGGATTCAGAGCTGGTATTGAAACAATGAAACAGATGCAAAACATAAAGCATCAATCTCAAATGGCTGACCGCCAACAGAAAAAAGGTGATAAATGACCGGATTAGAACTCCTGCTTAAGCAGGCAGACGAGAAGGCAGAACAACTCAAGGAAGCCTTAGCTCAAGGAAGCGCTAAGAGTTACGAAGAGTACAAAGCAATGTGTGGTGAGATAAAAGGTCTTCTCACCATGAAGATGTATACAAAAGACCTACAACAACGCATGGAGAACTCTGAAGATGAGTGAAACATTAGACTTAACTCAGGCAGTTGATTTATCTGCCTTGATGGACAAGTCACAGGAAGAAAAGGCAAGACAATTGCCTCAACCATCAGGATATCGCTTGTTATGTGCTATTCCTGAACAAGAAAAAGAGTACGAAAGTGGCTTGTTAAAGGCCGACCAGACTCTTCATTACGAAGAAGTATTAACTACAGTGTTATTTGTGGTTGATATGGGTCCTGATTGCTATAAGGATGCAACTCGTTTCCCAACGGGTCCTTGGTGCAAAAAAGGCGACTTTGTATTGGTGAGACCAAACGCTGGAACACGTCTAGTAATTCATGGCCGTGAGTTCAGAATCATTAATGACGACTCAGTCGAGGGCGTAGTCCAAGACCCACGCGGCATTAAACGCAAATAGGAGTAACAAATGGCAGAATATAAAGACGAAGAGTTTAAATTCCCAGATGAGATGGAAGACGAGAAGCAAGAAAGTGCCATCGAAGTGGAAGCTCAAGGTGACGATGTCACTATTGAGATTGAGGACGATACTCCTCCGGAGGACCGTAATGTAGAACCGTTACCAGACGACATGAAGCAGGAGTTGGAATCTGCGGATGAAGCTGATGACTATTCACAACGTGTTCAGTTAAAGTTCAAACAATACAAGAAAGCCTGGCATGACGAACGTCGTGCTAAAGAAGCTGCTTTCCGTGAGCAGCAAGAAGCCTTGGCTATGGCGCAAAAGATGCTTGATGACAATAAACGTCTGAAAAGCATGCTTGAGCATGGTGAAAAGGAACTTATTTCTACTTACCAATCATCTGCTGAAATGGAGCTAGCAAAAGCCACTCGTGACTATAAAGAAGCCTACGATAGTGGTGAAGCAGACAAGTTAGCTGAAGCTCAACAAGAGATGATGCGGGCTCAAATTAAGCTTGATAAAGCAAAAAATTTCAAACCTACTGTACAATTTTCTGAAAATGATGTACAAATACAGGTAAAGCAACCACAAGTTGCGCAACAGATGGACTCAAAGGTCGCAGAATGGGTGTCCAGAAACCCCTGGTATGTTGACCCTGAGAAGAAGTCAATGAGTAAATATGCAGTATTTATTCATGAAGAATTGGAAGAGAAGTTTGGCAAAGGTTTCGTCGGAACGGACGAATACTTCAAACGGATTGACCAAGAAGTTCAACGTAGATTCCCAGAAGAATTTACAAGTAGACAGACAAACGTTGAGGATAAACCACAACGTACAAAGCCAAGCAATGTGGTCGCTCCGGCGAAACGTAGTACAGGTCCTAAAAAGATAGTATTGACGAAAACACAAGTTGCTTTAGCCAAGAAATTTGGCTTAACTCCTGAACAATATGCTCAGGAACAATTAAAATTGGAGGCCCGATAATGGCTGAAAACAGATTAAAAAGAGAACTCGATAACCGTACACAAGCTGAGCGTCCTAAACAGTGGCAACCAGCTAGCTTATTGCCTGAACCAGACAAAGAGCCGGGTTTCGCGTACAGATGGATTCGCGTTTCTTCTATGAACGCTGCTGACCCTCGTAACCTTTCAAAGGCTCTGCAAGAAGGGTGGGAAGCTGTAAGAGCAGAAGAGCAACCAGGATTAGCACTGTTAATCGACCAAAATAGTCGTTATAAAGACAACATTGAGGTCGGTGGGTTATTGCTTTGCAAGACACCAATTGAGTTTAAAGAACAGCGGGATGCTCACTTCCAAAAGCAAACCGACGCTCAAATGAGGTCTGTAGACAATGCTCTTATGCGCCAGAGCGACGCTCGTATGCCTATCTTTAACGAGAGAAAGTCTACGACTACCTTTGGTAAAGGTGAATAATTTTATTAATTT